TGCCAATCAATCGGCCAACCATTAGTAACTAGTTAGTATCACTAATAAAAATCAAATTGCGACATAAGATGTCGCATTGCGTCAAAAAAAGTCGCGCATCCTGTCAAAGATCCACCGCTTTGTAGTAACTAGTTAGTATCATTGGGATTCTATGTTTGTAGTTATCGAAATTCGAATTCGGCGGAATCGAATTTTAAATTCGACGAAAAAATTGAAACTTGGCATGGATTTTTCATGGTAGTAGTATTAAACCTTTGGAAATACTAATAATTACCTAGTTGCTTCGTTAGTTACTAAATAGTATAAAATTACTTGACAACTAAAAGCTTATATATTATAAGCGATTGAAAATCTTATCTATTACTAATACTAACTTTTTAACAGATAGCCTAGACTGGCAAGGTTGACCCCTGGCGGGGCAAGGAGAGAATGTAAGATGCCAACATTGAAACTAAAGCAAGACGACAATGGTCATGTAGTTGTGAGCGCGGACGGTTTACCGGTTTATACGATTACTGATGATAACGGTAATGCTGAAGATACGCCGATTGACGTTCCTAATCTTTATCTAAGGGTTCCTGAACTTACGAAGGAAGCTACTAAGTACCGCAAGCAACGGAATGAAGAGCGGGAAAAGCTTAAGACATTCGATGGTATAGAAGATATTAAGTCATGGAAGACTGAAGCTGAAAAAGCTATCGAAACAGTTAAGAACTTTAAAGATAAAGACCTAGTTGATGCCGGGAAGGTAGAAGAGATTAGGGCCGCGACGATAGCGGCAAAGGATGAAGAAATAAAAAACGTCAAGGCATCATACGAAAGTAAGATTGAAGACTTGACTAGTAACCTTACTAATGAAAGAGATATTAACTTCAATCTGATGGTATCTGATAGGTTCTCCCGATCTCCCTTATTTGTTAGCACTGATGGAAATCCTCCAAAGACTATACTTAAGCCCGCCTATGCTGAAGCTTACTACGGAAGAAATTTTAAAGTAGAAGAAAGCGACAACGGGGCGCGGATAGTCGTGGGATACGATCAAGCGGGTAATCAGATTTATAGTAAGAAACGTCCGGGTCAACTAGCCGATTTCGATGAAGCTATCGAACATATCATTAATACTAGTCCTGATAAAGACGATATCTTACGTGCAGGTAAATCGGGTAGCGGCGCAGACGGCGGACAAGACGGGGGAAAGGGGCCGACTTCAGATATAGCTAAGTTAGAAGTCCAATATGCAGAAGCACAAAAGACGGGCAACGGCAAAGCTATGATTGCACTAAAGAATCGAATCCATGACTTACGTATGAAGGCTCAAATCGGGGCCTGATCCACATCACTTCTTGCAGCGCGGTTTCTGAATCGCTTTATGTTTCGCTCTTGGTCTAGCTACTAGTTAGTAACTAGTAGTTCAACCAAATACTATTACTATATCTTAAGGAGAAATAGATCATGGCGAATGTAAACGCAGCGGCAACCGTATGGAATTGTCCCAACTATACCGGCGAACTTTATATGATTGGGGCCAATCAAACACCCTTCCTGAACATGATAGGCGGGCTTCAGGGCGGCGCGATTAGAACAGTAGGCGATTTCCAGTTTGCACTAGCTCAACCTTGGGCTTTGGAAAGCGCGGCGCAGCCTGCTATTACTGAAACCGCTTCACTCACCGCACCTACCCCGTGGACTTATGTACGTGGGCAGGATGTGAACACCGTTCAAATCTTTCAGCGGCAAGTTAGTGTTAGTTATGCTAAACAGTCAGTAACCGGCCAGATCACTGCCGATGCTACAACTGGATTAGCAGAGCTAGGCGCACAGCCTGTCCAGAACGAAAGAGATTTCCAGATCATGGCGCATATGCGTCAGGTAGCAGTCAACGTTGACTATACCTTCCTTAATGGAACGTATCAGCAAGCGACTAGTGCTGCTGTCGCGGCTAAGGCTCGCGGCATCATTACTGCTTGTACTAGTAACACTGTCGCCGCTGCATCTGCAACGTTGACTAAGGCGTTGATCGATGAACTACTCCGCACCATGGCAAGTAATGGGGCAGAGTTCGTCAACCCGGTAGTATTCTGTAACGCATTCCAGAAGCAAAAGATTAGTGATATCTATGGCTATGCTCCGCAGGATAGAAATATCGGGGGCTACAATATCAAGCAAGTTGAAACCGATTTCGCAGTACTTGGGATTGTATGGGCACCGAACGTTCCAACTGATGACTTACTAGTTGCGGATCTAGCGTTCTGCGCTCCTGTATTCCTTCCGGTTCCCGAAAAGGGAGTGTTGTTCTACGAAGAGCTTTCCCGTACCGGCGCGTCTGAGAAAGGCCAGATATACGGCCAGATCGGAATCGACTACGGGCCTGAAGAGTACCACGGGACGATCACTAGCCTAGCCACCTCTTAAGGTCGGTTATTAGTTACTAGTAACTACTAAAATTTAAAGGAGAAAAAGCTATGGCTAAAACACAAATAGATCGAGACGCCGCGAAGCGGAGAGAGATTAGTAATAACCCCGGCATAAATCCTGAAGTCCGGTGGTATATGAAACATCTCAATTCGAAGCTCGGTAAAGCTACCTTTGGTACTACAACTACGACGACTAGTACGACTACTACTACTACGACCACAACTACAACCACAACCACAACCACGGCGTAGGCGGGCTGACGTAGTTTAAGCTCTGAAGTACCACTAAAAGAGAGGATTGTAAAAAGCAATGAAGTTTTATAAATCAGGTTTAGCATCTGTCGTTTGGGATGCTGAAAGAAACTGTGTACTAGCCCGCTTCGAAGATGGTGAGTTTACTACAGATGATAAGCGGACTCAGGAACTTCTCAAAGGCTATGGATATGAATCAGCCGGAGAAGAAGGCCCACAAGTAACTGACAGAGTTCGACCGACAGTAACTAAAAGAACTACTAAAAAGAGTAAGTAGGGAAGCTAGTAATGGCTTATAGCACTGATGAAGATCTCACGGATATGCGCCCAAAGATTATGGAGTATGGCGTTGAAAATTGGAGTAATCAACGTACTGAAGCTGAAGAGATCATCCATAGAGCGCTAGACATTGGCTGGTATCGCCCCGAAGCGCAGCACTTAGGCGTTAATTGGCGCGATTACCCTTTCGATGCGGATCTATTACTTAACGGTAGCACTCAATTAAAAAGGCTTAGTTGTTTAAAGACTTTAGAGCTAGCCTACCTTTATTTAATGAAAGATTCGCCGAAGGAAGATGCCTTTGAACGACAGAGAAAATTGTTCAAAGACGAATATACTATTGAACTTCGCAATGTACTAGCTGAAGGTGTTGACTACGATTGGGATGATTCCGGCGTGTTGAACTACACTGAAAATCAACGTGTTACTAGGCGAAGGCTAAAAAGGTGTTAGTACGCTTTGGCTGATCCATTTGAAATACGGGGGCTTGAAGCGATCCGTAAAATAACGGAAGCTATCGCCCGTGGACTAGACACTAGCTCAATGTTTATCAATATGGGCGAGTATCTTAAACTTGCGATCAAAGAGAGAACTGCAAGGGGTGTTGATGTTTTCGGGCAAAGTTTTATTCCGTATAGTGCTAGTCATGCTGAACGTAGAGCAGAAAAGGGATTGCCAACGGACATAGTTGACTTGTTCTTTACCGGCTCTATGATGGCAAACATGACTTACTCTTACGACAAAGAAAAGTTAACCATGTTCTTTGCTCCATCGGTCGATGAAACGGGAATGAGTAACCCTGAGAAAGCGTTTTACTTACATCAGGAGCGGGAGTTCTTCGAAATGAATCAAAACGATATTGAAGAACTTCAGGATGTTGCTCTTATAGAGATTAACAGAATACTTAGTCGTAGTCGTCGGTTTTAAAGGATAGATATGGGTACTAATAGTAAACGCGAGTCGATTATACTAGCAGTAGTGAGTGCCGTCAGTAGTTTAGAGCGTATAGTAACAGTTCAGCGGCGCAGACCTACGTTAGAGAGCTTGCAAGGGGTATCTAGTACTCAAGTTCCTATCGCTGCTATAACTGCGGGCCTACCAGTACCTAACAGGCATGTATCTACGAGCGGTGGGACTAGTAAGCCGGGCGTGAGATCTCATAGACGGGCAGATGTTTTTATTAGTACTCTGTCTATCGAGCTAGTAGTTTATGACTTACTGTACGACGACGACCAGTACGATACACGATTAAGTGACTTGGCCGATGACTTATGGTCAATACTACACGCTGATCAATCTTGGGGCGGGCTGGCTATCGGTACTGACATTGAACCTGAAGCTAATGTTGCAATTTACGATCCGTACTTGGCTTTTAAAATGATTTGTAGAATAACTTATAAACACTTAACGGGAGGAATTTAAATATGGCAACACCTCCGAGCACTGATAACTATGCAATCGGAAAAGGTCAATTGTGGGTCGCAACGTTCTCTGGCGGATCGCCTGGGTCTTACTCTAGAATGGGTAATGCACCTAGTATTGAAATCGAACCGTCCGTTGAACGACTACCGCATTATAGTTCTATGTCAGGTTTTAGACTTAAAGATAAGAATCCGGTCATACAGACCGATTATTCAGTAGTCTTTGACTTGGATGAAATAGCTGCACCGAATC